ACTGACAAGCAAGCTGACCTAGCACGCCGTCTAGTCAGCAAATACCGCAGGCAATTAAGTAATCTCACTCCTCCCGTCTATGCTCCTGACATCAATGAACACCTGCCCTACAGGATGCAAATTAGGAACATAGATCGCCGACGCCTGGTCTATATTCAAGATTCCAAGTTCGTGGTAAAATTTCCCTTCGATGCCGAGCTGATCAACTCACTTAAAAAACATCTCAAAGAAGGCCAGGGCGGCGGCATCTGGGACGCCCGGGAAAAGACCTGGAGTCTGGCTATGACCGAGAGCACACTTAATTGGTTGCTGGCCGTGGAGGTACCATTTAAACTAGAGTTCAGTGACGATGTGAAAAAACTAGGGCAGCAATTGCTGGACAGCGAGAAGAATGAATATAAAATAGAATTAACTTTTGATGGGCCAGATTTAAAAATTTCCAACGCACCCAACAGTCTACTGGAGCATATAAATGATAGCCTTGGTGGTCTTCGCGAAGACAACCTTGTCAAACTTGTGGACAACTCCAGTGTTCTGGGCTACACTGTTCACAATGATGTCACTGATCGCTTAAATATTGACGGGGAGTTGCTTCCCTGGCTTTTACAGAAAACTATTTACCTTGGCAATGAAGAACATAGTCTTGACAAAGTTATAGAATATGCTAGACTCACTGAAAGGTTACCAGTATATCTCTATCAAGGGCAGTCAATTCCCAGGAATGAAATGAAGTCTGGGTATATAGTTTATCTGCATCGTGACAGTGAACCAGATATTAAACCCAAGATATTAGTTACAACGACCGCGTTTATGATAGGTCATAAACGTGCACGTTGGCTACAGAATGCAGAAAAGGTTTTTATATTAAACAATGCAAGCAATACTACAGATTAACGACGAAGTAAATGTAAAAATACAAGGGTTAGATCTTAAACACAGAAAGTATCTGTCTGATAAGTATAAATTTGAAATACCCGGTGCCAGATATCTACCTGTTGTGCGTCTAGGACGTTGGGACGGCAAAGTAAGTTATTTTCAACTGGGTGGCACTACCTACATTAACCTACTGCCTGAAATATTACCCTACTTGGACGAGCAGGGATATGACATAGAAATAAACGACACCAGGCAGTACAATACCAAATTTAACTTCCCAAAGTTTGATAGTGATACGTTTGCAGACAAAGTCTGGCCCACAGGACACCCGCAAGCTGGTAATCCCATTACATTTCGCGACTATCAAGTTGAAATAATTAATAACTTTCTTGAGAATCCACAGAGCATACAGGAGATCGCCACGGGCGCTGGCAAGACCTTGATCACTGCGGCACTCAGCAAGACTGTGGAGCACGAGGGTAGGTCTATAGTGATTGTGCCCAATAAAAGCTTGGTGGCACAAACTGAAGCTGACTACGTTAACCTAGGCCTAGATGTGGGTGTCTACTACGGTGAACGAAAAGAAATTAATCACACGCACGTGATATGCACCTGGCAGAGTATCAATGTGCTACTTAAAAACAGTCAGGGCCGCAGCAGCGAAAATGAACCTGCTAGTTTCAGACTAATTAAAAACCCCACAGATTTTTTAATAGACGACCTTGCACAGGGAGTTGTCTTGGTTATGGTTGACGAAGTGCACCAGGCCAAGGCAGATGTTCTCAAGCAATTATTGTCAGGAGTGTTCAGCCAGGTCCCTCTACGCTGGGGCCTAACTGGTACTATACCCAAGGAAGACTATGCCAAGGTGAGCATACTATGTACTCTGGGCCCAGTGGTGGGCAAACTTAGCGCCAGCGAACTTCAGGAGGCTGGGCACTTGGCTAATTGTCACGTTAATATATTACAACTACAAGACTACGCAGAGTACCCTGACTATAAGTCCGAGTTAAATTATCTAACCACGGATGAAAAGCGTATGAACTTTATTTCTCAGTTGATCAACAACGTCAAAGAGACTGGGAATACCTTGGTCTTGGTTGATAGAATTGAATCTGGGCGCCGTATTGTGGATGCACTAAATATGCTGACCCAGGACTCCGCAGTGTTTGTTTCTGGGTCAACAAAATCTAAGACTCGACAGGCTGAATATGATGAAATTGCCACTGCTACCAACAAAATTATTGTGGCGACGTATGGTGTTGCTGCTGTTGGCATTAACATACCTAGGATATTTAATCTTGTTCTGTTGGAACCGGGAAAGAGTTTTGTACGGGTTATCCAAAGTATTGGACGTGGAATTCGAAAGGCAGAGGATAAAGATTTTGTACAAATCTGGGACATAACCAGTAGTTGTAAGTTTGCCAAGAGGCATCTCACAGCCAGAAAGAAATTCTATACCGAGGCAAACTACCCCTATGCTTTTGAGCGTGTGGAATGGAAATAGCCAATGAAAAATTTATTAGTAGTGGGCGATAGTTTTATGAGTGCTGATCGGTGGAATCCCAAGTATGCTGGAAAACACTGGACTGAAAAGTGCACAAAATATAATATCTATAATCTTGCATTTCCAGGTTACTCTAACTATAATATTATTAATAAGTTACATCTAGCACTGGAAAAGAAACTACGATTTGATTATCTATTAGTGTGGTTCACTGATCATAGATTAACTTTCCCCAAAGGGGTCAATGACAACTGGTTAACGGGACAAGACACTGTCACTGATTGCTCCCCACAATACCTCACCAAAGAACAAAATATTGCTCAAAAATATTACTTCACTGAAGTTTCTGATTATATTATGATAGAGCAAACTGCCTATGAAATTTTAGGCACAATACACTGGCTTAAAAATAAAAATTTTAAATTTTTGTTTAACTTTGGCCAATACGGTTTTAAACATATTAAGTTTAACTCTAGTACATACAGTGAACTACGAGAGATCAGAGAAAGTAATTATTATTTTCCTGAAATTGATATAGCACATTATACTATAAACAATAAATTAATTCTAGATCCCAGATCAGGGCCTTGTTATCACACCAAGGAGTTCTGGCAGGATCACTTAGTAAGTTGTGTGGAAAAGAAATTTGAAGAAGTTTACGGAGAATAATTTGAGAATTTTACAATTAGATACTAACGCAGCCTATAGCCTCAATGAAATACCCGAGGAGATTGATGACGTTAGATTTTGTGTGTTGGACAATTCCGACCCCAGAAACCCTGACTATTACTATATACCCTTGATCTTTCTGGAAAGCTTTAATGCCCCAGCCTTGGTACTGCGCATAGGTGATAGTGAAGTCAAGATGCCCGTGGACTGGCAGATACTGATTGGAGAACCAGATCTGGGTGATCTGGAAGTAGTGCCCTTGACCAGCATCAATGACCGTGGCTTCAGTGTGTTTACGTTCAACCCCATCAAGAGTTTTAGGCCAGAATTTAAGCCAGTGGAAGTAATTGACATCTACCAGGATGTTAAATGGTATTTCCCCAAACTCAAACCTGGTCAGATGTTGGCAGTACCTCTGGAAACTGGTGTGGAAAGTCCACAGTGTGCCTTCTTCGTCAAAGATATTAGTCGTCAGAGTGAGATAGTGAACTATAGTAAGGTATGGTAATTATGAGTAAACTAAGTGAACAGGAATGGCTGGAACTTGTACGAAAAGCCGCAGAGCAATATACCCTATCATTGACTGACGAAGAAGCAAAGTACAATTCAGCCAGGGACTTTGTGCGCTGGTTATATGAACAATGGGGGTATGAATACCGTGGGTAATCTTAAACCTGGTGCTACCTATATTTACGAGCGAGCCGACGGCGTAACTTATGCCAGAGAAATGGGCTCCGACCCCAAGGATAGATTTGAGGTGGGTAGGGATTATAGAGATATTCGAGTAGATAAAATTATGGGCGTTCCGGTGACTGATGTCGCCTGGGTAATCGATATGATTGGAAAAGCGAAAACTAATCCTGCTTTACAGGATGCACTGGAACGTGCTAGAATATTATATGAACTTACTAGAGAACACAAGTCTTGAATGATACTGAAAAATTTTCGTTGTATCCTGAATACTGGGATGTTAGACTGGAGCGAAACAAGTTCTTTTCTAAGTTGCGAAGTTTTAGAGAGGATTTAATCAAAGAAAATCCCGAGGCCGTGAACATTGATGTATTTTCAAAAGTACTTCTAGAACGTTACGGAGTAAAAATATATTTGGAAGGTGTGGGAATATCCCCACGTTACGATGTAGTTGACCAAGCAGCCTTTACAATGTTTGTTTTAAAATATGACAGATAAATTATCCATTCAAAATGAAATGCGGCAGTTTGATACCAAGAACCGCAATTTCTGGGACGAGTTGAATGACGAAGAAAAGAAAAAGTTCAGTCCTTTTCTAATGATACGCTGGGGTGCTGGTGTGGAAAGCTCTGCAGACTTTCAGGAATGGTATATACGTGCCGTCAATGAGAGATTAAATCATAACTTCTTTGAGCTGGGCAAACATCCCAAGATGCAATGGTTATTGGCCACCACAGTCAGTCCAGGTATGGGTGCACAGAGGCACTATTGGCAGCCCACCAAGAAGCGAGAAGGCGGTGGCAATAATAAATTAGTGAAGTTTTTAACCACACTGCGGCCAGAATTAAAGCAAGATGAGATTGAGTTATTGGCTGCTGTTAACGATGTCAAAACAGTAAAAGAATGGGCTAGGCGTGCAGGCTACACTGAACAAGATATCAAACGCGAACTTGGTTGATGTGACTGACTTTAATTGTAAGTACTGTGGAAAAGGATTCCGCCGTGAGAGTTCACTGGCCGCGCACCTCTGTGAAAAAAAGCGCCGCTGGCAGCAACAAAATGAACAAGGAGTGCAAATTGGATTTAAGTCTTATTTACAGTTTTATGAAACAACTCAGGGATCGGCTCGTCTTAAAACCTATCAGGACTTTGTGGACAGCCCTTTCTACCTGGCTTTTGTTCGCTACGGTAGATATCTGGTTGATATTCGCGCTGTCAATGTCAATAATTTTACAGCCTGGTTATTAAAGAATAATAAAAAACTGGACCACTGGTGCAAGGACAGTTTATACACAGAG